CCAGTAACGCAATACAAGATGTTTTGCGTGCCAATTGAGGGATCAGATTCCTCAGAGAGAACCAATCCTGGTTTTCTAATTGCTGATCCTAGCAACGGTCCAGCGCAGCTATATGCAGCGGGGGGGGATGATTTTAGACTTGGTTATGTTTTCCAGGTCCCGAGAATTATCCCCCGGTCCTTTACAGCCGTAAAAGTGAAGGCAAAAGAAGCCCATGCCCAGATGATGAAGGGTATTGGGTTTAGTGAAACCGATGAAGTGAAGAATGCAGATGGTGGAAGACCAATTGTCGAGTCAGTTGTCGACAATTTGGAGAAGCAGCAGTCTTTTGTTTCACTCGCAGAGAGATGGGAGTTGGTTACAACAACTCCGTTGTCTTGGACTACGTCACATGACATTACTCATGTTCTGTTCCAGGGTCAACTCCCATGGGCCGTTATTGGCCCGGTTGCGGCGACAGCGTTTGCGCCGTTCATTTACTATCACTCAGATATTGAGCTTCGATTCGAGTTGCAGTCACAACCATTCCAGCAGGGATGTGTGATAGCATACTTCGTTCCGGAGATGACTCCGACGAATGTCAATTTACATGTGAAAAGTTCACGAACGTCGCAAACAACGACGGTGCATACCAAAATGTCTGCAGGTGGAGCACGAAGTGTTGTGCTTACCATACCATATGTTCATCGGTTGAACAAACTGAATATTCCGTTGGGTATTAGTCCAACAAATATTCAAGGAACGCTCACTGTGCAAGTGTTCAATTCTCTCACAGTCGGCGCGGATGCTATACAGAATTCCGCCGCATTGAGCATTTTTGCCAGGTTCAAGAATCCGACCTTCGAGATTCTTAATCGTGTACCTCCTTCTTTGGAGAGTTTTCGCGCTATGGTTTTTTCTGCTAGCCTCTACAACGTTGAGGCAGGCTTTTTGGAGATAGACGCAAAGGAGGAAGACGATGAAGAACAGAGAGCGCCTGCGCGCCGCAAGCGACGACAACGAAAAGTTGCTTATGCGCAGGGTGGTTACTTAAGTGTGGCCAGAAACGTTACGCGGATTCTCCATGGTGGTATAGATTTTGCAGATACCACATGGAGAGCTGGACGCGCTATCCAACGTACACGTTTTGATTATCCAAATATGGGAACGAACCCTGTCCCCCAGATACCTATGGGTGGGCTCGATCTCGCAAATGGAATGAATCAATTACAATATTGTCGCGTCCTTGACATTGCCCCCGCACGAGGCGATGTGTTGACGGAAGAAGACACCGGAACAAATGCACCTGAGATGAGCATCGCTTATTTAGCAGCGAAACCAACATTTTGGGAGACATTCCGGTGGAGTGCAAGCGATGCCCCGGGGTCTGTGTTATATTCAGAACATATCACAGTTACCCCCGGGATGCTCGCAAGCGTGGTTAATAGTAGTTATCAACCTACGCTGATGGAATACGTGTTACTCCCCTATAACTTCTGGAGGGGTGATATTGTTGTCAAAATCGAAGTGATTGGAACTCAGTTCCATAGTGGTAGATTAGCTGTG